GGGATACCCCAATGTAAGGGGACTGTACATCCATGGACTTAGAATTCCGTGCAGTCTCTTGGCCATTATATTGGCTTCAACGAATTTTGGAATTTCAACCATGGACCCCAACAAAGTAATTATCTACAATCATCAACCTCAGTGAAAATAGGACGTGGGGTCCATTTTTCACCGAAACCTGCGATGGAACATTCATCATAATAGTTCTCGAGGGCCACTTGCTCACAGGGGGTAACCCCCCAGGAGTCATAAAAAGAGGCACGAGCCTCAGCAGTGACAGCACCAAACTTCTCATTCCCAACAATCCCGGTCTCCCGCATAAACCACGGTAGATGTTCGAGAGTGTCAAAATCGACAAGTTTGCCAGTCCCTCTAGCCCTATACGAATCAATGCCATTACGCACACACATACGGTAGAATGAAGAGAAAACAGGCAGAGAGCCAGCAATAGCGGCACCACCCTGACCTATGGCTTTGAACCATAATCTAAAGTAGTCCTCACTAGCGTTGGCTTTAAGCAACACGCTATCTTTGGCTATGGCAGTAATTGGATCTCTACACATGATCCAACCAACACCGTCGTAAACCGGCTTACACTGACAAAACTCAATGTGGCCGAATTCATAAACGGGTTTTTCCACAGCCATGTTGAATCCCATATCCCAAAACCAATCAAAAAGACCAGTCTGGAACTTTTCCAAGTCAGCTTTTTCTATAAAAACAACACAATCATCACCATTGTTGGCCAAGTGGCCCCGAAGCTTGCGACTCTGGAGATACCCATGAATCATACAACACATGAGCACACAATTCCCTAGGGAAGTATTCATGTCTCCAGACATACGCGTACCCTGAGTGGTGTACTTGATAACACCATCTTCAGCATAGCCAACACAGCGATTTTGTAGCTGACATTCGAGCAAGCGAGCCAGTCTGTCCCTGTGCTTCTTTTGTTTGAAGCAACTAAGGTAGACGGAATGCTCGAATTTAAGGGCGTCAACACTGCAATGTTGATCAAACCTGCTAGCATCCAGCCCGATGGCAACTGGATCCGAAAAGGAGTCCCACTTCTCCTTAAGAACGCTAGCGGTTTGCCTGACATCCATACCTTTCATAACCGTGGTGTGCCCAAACAGTTTCCCCAGTGATTTAAAAAGCCTCTCCTCCAAGGGCTTCAAGTATCGACCCAGCCTTATATTAAATCTGGGGTTTCTGGGGGAAATGACCCTTGGAACAGGGTCTTGTTTGGAGGTCCTATCGGTCTTCTCATACTTGATAAACACATTGACTAATGCGTCGTCTGCCGAATTGCAATTCCCATTTTGCAACTCCGACAGAGCTTGTTGATAAGCCACCTTCTTGCGGCCCCTATATGCATCAACAAATTGTTGATGAGAGATAGGAGCGGTCGAGGGAAGATACGTTTTCAACAAGTCAGAGGTTCTCCGTAGCCTCTGAAACGCACCATCAACAGGTTGTGGGGGACGTGAAAACTCTCCATCAATACCAGTCTTATCTTTGACGTTCTTGACGAAGAAAACACGTTCCTTCACTGCTCGTTCGAGAGAATCGATAGAGTGGTTGAAGGGAACCACTGCGATGTTGGGAGAAACACCGCCAACGCGTACATACCTACGAGTTTTAACTACACCTACCCGTCGTTTTACATGCAAATCAGGGTGGTTGGGGGCACGACTAATCCCGCAACCTTCCCCATGTTCAACGACTGGGCACCCCTATTTGGAAGATATACCCCCTAGGGAGAATATCTTTCCAAAAGAGGTAGTGCTACCATTCAGGCGACCAACCATAGCGTTATCTTCCATGACAACCTTCATGTTGTTGTACACCATAGTTGGAACAAAACTCATAAATATAGCTCGATCAATGGCTAACACTCGATCAGCAGTCCTCAAATCTTTATATTTATCGGACTCCAGAAACTTGGTGAGCCACTTACGAGTGACCAGGACATTGGCATCATTAAGTGGTCGTGCTCCAAACTTCAAGTAGGCCTCTTTAGCTAGGCTCATGGCAAATTTAGATCTATTGCCTTTCTTGAGTTTGGTGGAGGACCTAACCTGGTTGACGACGGTCTTCTTACCATCCTTATCTTCCACAGTCTTGGTGAAGGTGGCCTCATGCTTCTCAACATGATCAAGAGGATCGTCGACGCACGCGTCGAGTTCCTGCAGTAACTTATTCGCGCACTGGTGGACATCACTTCCCACCACAACCTTATCGTAAGCAAATTTAAGCCACTTGAAGGCCCATTTCGAAAGTACCACAACTTGTTCAGTATCTGTAGTCATCGTAATGTGCGTCTGTAAATTCG